TTTACGGAACTCTTTTGCTGACTTGTGAGCGTCCCTTATCCTTCGCTCATGGACAGGGCATAAATCTATAAATGGTCGAAGCAAGTCACTGCGTGAGGGGTGCATGAACTTGCGCAAAACTTTCGCCTCAATTTGACGAACTCGCTCTCGTGTCACCCCCAAAATTTTTCCAATTCCCTCAAGAGTTAAGTCAGCCCAAAATCTGTACCAAAGAAACTTTTGCTCACGCTCACTCAAGGTTTCAAAAACTTGAGGCATAACACGACGCAAATCAATTGCGTTGTCCACGTTAAGTGGCTCAACCTGCATCCACTTAGGCAGGCGGTCAAAAACCTCCTCTGGCGGCTCCTCATTACGACTGCGCCATATCACCCCAACTAAGGGGTGAAAGTCGCTCATGCGCCCTTCAGGACTTATTTGGCGCGTCATCTAGTTTGCCTTCCATTTTTAGATGTTGAAGCAACTCCAAAAACGCAAAACAAATTTCTTTTTCCTTATAATTTTTGGCGTGTTGTTCTACCTCATTCAAGACATAGGAATATCCAGCGTCAAAGCCTTTGATGTAGTCTGACATAACAGTCTCCGCTTGTGGTTGTTTAATATGTTGGGTGCTCATGTTTGTCTCGCTTCCTGACGCCCACGCTCAACAAAGTAACGTGCGTCTGCTTGCTCATTGATGTGTTCGTCGTTAAGCATCTTGCGTATGCTCTCAGCTACAGCACGAGCCTTGTCAGCGTTAGACGCCTTCTCATACTTGTAACCTGCGTTGATGTAATCTGCTTGCGCGTGTTTCATAACCGATTCGCTTTCGTTTTGGTTATGGGGGCAAGCCCCCGTTTGGTTTATTGGGTGTTCATGTGTTTAACAAACAGGTCAGCCATGATTTTGGCTTGAGCCTTCCAGTGGGCGCTGTTGGAATTCTGACCATCCCATTTAAATTCGGCAACAATCAAATCCATACCCTCCTGTTGACAGAACGCTGTAACGCGGTAATAAGGGGCTTCAAAGTCGCCGTCCCGTCCGTCACACCCTTGTTCAAAGACTGGTGTTTGAAAATCGCTAAAAGTAAGTTTTGTCATTTGGTTTTCCTTCGCTGTATGCCCCCGAAGGGGCGGGTTGATTAACGTGATGTGACCTTGACAGAGAACACCGCAGTGGTCTTTGTGTGACGGGCAATCTGCTCGGCAGTCGCGCCCAACTCAGCCAACAAGGCTTTGTTGTCGACCACTGAGCGGTTGGATTCGATGTAGGTTGCTTTGAAGAGGTTGCCCTCAACAACTTTGTCGCCACCAGCAGAGGCGGTGTCTTTGATGTTGTCTTTGATGGCGTCGGCTTGCTTAGTCAACTCAGCAATCTGAGCCAAGAGGTTGCCGAGTGTGTCTACTGCTGTGAACTGAATGTCGTTTGATTTCATGATTCGCTTTCGTTTAGTTGCCTGACTGCCTGATTGCTGTCAGTGATGGTAGTTTAATCTCAAATTAAACGTGTCAACAAGAACTTTTTAAAAATATTTCTAAGGAAAACCCTAATGTTGCAAAAATACAACCGCTTTACTCGCAAACCGTAATGCCCAGCAGGCGGCGGGTGTCGTCCAACAAGTCTTGCTCAGTGAACCCCATCAGCTTAGGCCACGCCTTTGTCCCGACCCCGTGTATGCCGCTCAAGGAGCCGCGATGGTGGGCTGGGCATAGTGGGATGACGTCCATGTGGTTTGAGCGCCCCCAGCCCCCCGCTAATGCCCTTGGATGATGCAGTTCGGCAGGGGTTCCCTCAAGACCAAACCTTCTGCATACCGCGCACCCCAACTCAGCCACCCTACTCATGTGTTTTTTTTCTGCCTTTGTGGTCATTTCTTCAACCCTCGGATAAATACCGCAAATGACGCCGTGGTATCACCCCCGCCCCTCATCTTGTCAAACTCAACCGCAACCTCCTCCAAGACGGTATTTCGCAACTCGTCGTAGAACTCTTGAGCCGTCTTAGGCTTAAGTTCTTCAATCTGACGCTTGCGCCAACCCTGAGCCTTCTCAATGCGCTCAAACTCCTCGTCTTCTGGTGTTATCGACATAGTCACCTTCCAAAGTGAATAAAACAAAAAGAATAACCCAACCAAAAACAAAACATGGTTGTGAAGAATCCACCCATCAGCCAAGCAAACCACCCAAGCCAAACAATGGATAACTCCCCATTGAAAAGAATTCATAAAGTTGCCTTGCCCTCAGCCCTGTTGTTAGCTTGTTCTGTGCGCCAGATTTCTACGCGGGCTTGAGCGCCCAACAAATCCCAACGCAATTTTTCTTCTATCTCAATCGCCTCGCGCAACCCTTCAAGAAGTTGCACATACTCTGGGTGCGCGTATGCCTCGCGCTCTTGCGCACCGATAGCACTCTCCATGCTTCGCTTCATCAGTATTGCTTTGAGCGATTTACGAAACTCTTCGATGTAACACCTCTCAGCTTTGGCTTTGGCAAACTTCTTGCCGTTGAGCAAGATGTAGTCAACCGCCTTGTGCGGGTCTCTGTCTTCACTCATTAGTAAATCCTCCTTTTATCGCGATTACGCTTAATAACTAAAAAAAGAAAAATTGCAAGGCATATCCAAAACATAAATCCAGACATAGCCATGAACGTCCAAAAAAAATCTCCGAAAGAATCAAACATTTACAACTCCTCTGGTGGTTGTTGGCAAGACCAATAAAACCAAGCAACAAAACCGCCAATTAACCAAGCCGCCATTCCTGACACCAAAAAAAACAAACCAAAAATATTCAACAGTGTTTCCATCAATCACTCCTTTTTTTTATAAAGTCTTCTCTCACATCAATCATTGCCTGCGCCTGCTCAAAAGCCTCGTAAGCAATGTCAATCTTTGATTTAGTCTTCACAGGCTTTTGCATCAACGCAATTAAAGCGAACATTGCGTAAATGTCAATTAAGTCTGGTTCGGTTTTCATTCAATCCCTTCTATGGTCACCTTGACCATGCCACCGACCTCGTCCGCCCAATACACACGCAGGTCTTCAATCAATGCGTCGTCCTCCATCACACCAGCATGGGTCATTGAGTCAAGCAAAGCCTTCAACAAGTTGTCCAAGTCGCGACGACGACGGTCAGGGCGGAAGCATTCAATCTCCACCTTCATTGCGTAGTCAATATGCTTGGCGGCTCTTTGAATCAGCACTTGGTCAGCAACAGCTTTGCGGTACTCGCGCCCCTTTGCGCTGATGATGGTGCGACCGTTAAAGTTGCGCCAATAGGTGTTGACCGTAGGAGGCCACGGTAGTGTTATTTCAATCATGCAATTTTCTCGCTTGCGTAAGAGGAATTAAGTTGTCACGGCAAGCAGATACAAAATTGCTATAGTTTTTGTGCTTGTCCGTGTGTGAGGCGTGTCTGCGACCACACTCGTTACAAACATGAAATTGCTGGACAAGGTCAAACTCCACACCGCGCTTCATTCTTTTAAATGTCTGCTCGGTAACAGTGTCAAACTTATTAATGCATTCATTTAATGAGCATATTTTTTCCATTGTTACGGGGTCAATAAAAATAACATCTTCTTTAACCTTGGTTAATTTTTTAAATTTCATTTCCATTCTCCTGTGTTACCTCTATTGCTCTTTGCCCATTGGTCTCTAACATCCGTTTCAAGTCGTGACTTGGGATGAAGTTCGTTCCATCCCTTGTGACGTCTCCCAAGGTTGTCAGTGTGACCATTGAACCAACGGTATGCGCTATCGCGATTTTCAAGCCGCATCTTGATGATGTGTCGAACGAGACAACGATGACGATGCTCATCCGCTCCTTGACCCTCTTGCCCCTCATTCAAAATCTCCCTCCCGCGTCAAACGACATTGGGTACGAGTCATGTTGCTCAATAAACTGCTGAGACTCCTTGTGATACCAAAGCGAATACCAATCCTCTGACTCGCCATTCCTTTGCTTTTCGCACATCAGGTAAGCATCAGGAATGAGCGGGTCAACGGAACCGTTCTGAGCGTCGTGTTCTTTTTTCTTGTTGCGCCACACCATCAACACGTTATCCACTTGGTCACTGATTGAGCCTGAGCCTTTGATGTCGTTCTTGTTTGGCTTGACCTCTTCGCTTGCCAACTTGCGAATGTGGTGAATCAAGTGAATGTGTACGTTGTGGTCACGAGCCAACGATGTCAACTCATCAACAAAAGACTTTTGCGCGTTGTAATCGTCCTCACCAGACACGCACTTCATCAGCGAGTCGATGAAGATGTGTTGCACACCCAACTCAACTGCGCTGTAACGCGATACAGCAATCACCTGCTGTGCTGTCACCGTACCCTGTTGGTCATACAGCCACATGAACTCATGGGCGTAGCGCCTCATGCGGTCAATCAGGCTCGTCATGTACTTAGCTTTGTCAAGATAGCGAGGCGCATCAATATTCTCGCCAGCAAACTGCCGAAGCATTCGATACAACGTGCGCTTGGGCTTCATCTCAAACGAGGCAATCATCACCTTTTGCTTTTGCTTGATGAGACCCATCGCAATCAAACCAGTGACCATGCTCTTGCCGCCACCGTTGCCACCTGCGTACAACGTCACCTCGCCAGCCCTAAACCGAAAACCTGCGTGGGTCTTAGGCCACGGCATCGTTTGGAACTCGTCCTTGGTTGGACTTGCCAACTCATCTTCAATCTCATCCAAAAATTCATGTGCGCCACGCACCTTCTGCGCAACGTCGTTGGCTTTAAGGTACTTCTCAAAGTCAACGTCTTCAGGTCGAACTACGCGGATGCGTCGAGCCTCATCAAGTTCTTGCGCTCTTTTTTGTACGTCAGACGTTTGCATATCTAATTGCCTCTTCAATTCGCTGTTGGGATAAATTTAATCGTTCTCTGTCGGTCTCGCTCAGTTTCTTACCCTTGCTCATGTCGTAAGCGCAAATTGCCACAACCAAAGCCTCAAAGGAAATAATGCGCATCAAGTCGCTGGCAAAAAAAGCAGGCTTCATGCTCTTCTTTCCTTCGACTGGATATTCGCGTCGCTTGTCGTCTGGGGGGAACAGGTCGGTCATGTCCATGCCCAGCGCCTGCACCACGCTCAAGGTCTCGCACCCAGCAAAGCAATGTAGAAGAATTCGACCATCCTCATTCTCACGGATTGCAAGGGATGGCCCCTTGTCGTTATGCGCTGGACAACAAGCCGTCCAAGACCCATTGCGACCCTTGACCTTTGTCAGCATACGCAACATACGTTCTACGGGGGTCATTTCTTATCCTTTACCCACAGACAATCAAAACAGACGCGCATCATCCAGCGCACAAACCAATTTGGTTCTTGCCCTTTATTTGGTCGATAAACCATCCCCGTGCCGTTGGGTCTGTTGCCAAACAAATAGCACTGCCATTCAGACCATTCAGGCGATTTAATAAACTTGAATTCGACTTCACTCATATCACTCTCCTGCTCACGGCTGGCGTGCCTGCATCGTCTTCCCAGCGGCGCTGGTTGATGTACGTCAGGGGTGCAGGCTCAAAGCCCGTCGTCCACTGCTCGGTGACCTTCAGGGCATTGACCTGCGCAATGATGGTCTCAGCCACAGAGTCCAACCCAGCCTTTGCCCACTTCTTCTGGCATTCAGACTTTGCAACCTTGCGTTTGGAGGTAGGCCAAGCAGACCAGAATTCATCAAATCGTGTTGATGTCGTTTGCGACGATATGGTATTTCTATTTCTGTTTCTGTTTCTGTTAGGGTTTGTGTTCGGTTCCGATTCGGTTTTCGATTCGCTTTTAAGCGGTCTGCCGCCTCGCTTTCCGAGTTGTCGATTATTTTCAACTTGATGTTGATATTTGGCAACTTCGACATGGCAACGATTGTTAAAATACCCTGTTGACGTCTTTTCAAAAAACTCACCTAAAACCGATTCGGTTATGTCTAAATCTAGGCGTATTTTCCTAGCAACCGATTCGGTTTCAAGTGGGATTTCCTTCTCACTCATGTAGTACAGGTCAAGCAGGCGTCGGTACGCCAAATCCTCTGCATCACTGAGATGAATCGTGTGCGTAAGATAGTCCCCGATGTGAAATTTGTACCATATCATTTCGCTGTCTTTCCAAAAATGTCGGGCCGAAGTTCAGCCCTCTTCACTTTCCTGCCTGTGTGCAACTCTATGTCGCGTGCCAGTTCGGGACTAGGCAGTTGTCGCCCCGTAACAATCAATGAAAACCACGTTTTGCTGATTCCCAACTTGCGTGCCATCGCTATCATTGACCCCCTCGGCTTATTTGCAAAATACTCTCTGAGTGTCATTGTGTTCCTTTCTTGTTTAAGCAAATCATACACTACAAAAAAAAGTTGTGCAAGACCATATTAAACATGATACACTGAGCCGTGTTTAACTTGAAAGCGAACCATGCACGACGAAAGTGAAATGCACCAACTTATGTTGGAAAGAATGCAAATGCTTGAGGAGGCTCTGGAAAGGGCTGAGGCGGGCGTTGCTAGTGGGGACGATTGGAACATTATTCGCAGTGAATGCGGGTTGCCCAAGCGTCCAATTGTGACCTTAGAAACCATATCAATCAGGAGCGAATAATGGCTTTAATAGCGAAAGAAAGCGGAGGCGGCGGTGAGTTTACCCCCGTACCACAGGGGATGCATCTTGCACGATGTTATCGAATCATTGACTTGGGAACCCAAGAAACAACCTACCTTGGAACGGTCAAGCACCTACCCAAAGTAATGTTGCAGTTTGAGGTGCATGGGGAAGACGAGACTGGCAAATCAATTGTTACCGCCAAGAACGAACCTATGTCCATCAGCAAGAACTTTACGCTCTCGCTTGCGGAGAAGGCGACCTTGCGCAAAGACCTGCAAACGTGGCGAGGCAAGGAGTTCACCGCAGACGAGTTGCGTGGCTTTGAACTCAAGAACGTGCTTGGCGTATGGGCAATGGTCTCGGTCATCAAGGCGATGGGCAACAACGGCAAGGAATACACCAACATTGCCGCCATCATGTCTATACCCCCAGCCATCAAAAAAGCAGGGATGCCAGAGGCTCACAACGACCTGAAGATGTTCTCCATCGACGAGCCTGACATGACGCTGTTTGACAGCTTCAGCAACGGTCTCAAGGAGAAGATTGGCAAATCCCCTGAGTGGCAGGCACGCGGAGGCAAATCAAGCGTTCCAACGCCTGTTAAAGCCGCC